AGCTGACTGGGGAGCTGCAAGCTCTCTATGTGAAGCTATGTGGACAGCTGCTAACACAGCTCCGGATACAGCTCTTGCTTTCAGCTTGACAGCTGTTACAGGTGCAGTATTTACAGGTACAGCTTTCCCAGCTTTCCCTGTCGTGTCTGGTACAGCTCCAGATGCTCAGACTGTTAGCCTTTCCCTTGAAGTTGCAGCTGTACCAACAGGTACATTTAGCTAATAAGAGAAACGGGAGCACACAATGAAACTGCCAATCAGTATTGAATACACAGACGGTCAACAAGCTGTTTACACAGCTCAACCACCTGAGTGGGCTAAATGGGAAAAGGCAACAGGCAACACAATCAGTAAGGCTCAAGAGTCAATCGGCATTTGGGACTTAATGTTTCTAGCGTATAACGCTCACAAGCGTGAAGCCGCTGGAAAGCCTGTAAAACCTTTTGAAGTCTGGATGGAGACAGTAGCGGAAGTTACGGTCATAGATGCAGACCCAAAAGCTACCCAGCCGGAAGCATAAACAGAATACTCTGGCTTTTGGCTTATGAGTACAAAATAAGTCCAAGCGAATTTGAAACCGCTGAGGACGTATTAACAGCATTTGAGATAGTGAAGGAGCGTACAGAACATGGCAGAAGTCATTGAACCTGTACGCTCCGTAAGCTATGACCCAGATGAAATCAAAGCCATTATCCGCTCATTTGGAAAGATGGCTGATTATGCTGTTGAAGAAGCTAAACAAGAGTCAAATGCCCTAGCTGAGTATGCAGCTGGCAGAATTAAAACCGCAGCTCAGACTGCACCAAATTCAAAAGCCGCTGTACGCGTAGCTCAAGGCGTCAAGGTTTCTAAGACTTCTAAGATTGGTGAACTGGCTTTTGGCTTTGCTTCTCAGAAGTTTAGCGGTGGTGGTACTACTCAGTTTAACTATGCCAAAGAAGGCGGTAACGGTCTTTTAGCTGGTCTTGAATTTGGTTCTAAGAACTGGTCTCAATTCGCACCACGCACACCACGCTACGGTCAACGCGGTAACACAGGCTACTTTATCTTTCCTACCATGCGCGCTATTCAACCTGAAATTATTGCTCGCTGGGAAACCGCCTTTAAGAGAATTGTGAGTCCTTGGTAATGGCTGAGAAATCCAGAACGCTCAAGCTCTCCATACTTGGAGACGTAGATAACCTAACCAAGGGTCTTTCCAAAGCTAGTAAAGACACACAGACTTTTTCAGGCAATATAACTAACATAGCTAAAAAGGCTACTATTGCTTTTGGCGCAGCTGCCGCAGCTATTGGCGTATTTGCTACAGCTGCAATTAAGAACGCGCTAGCTGATGAAGCTGCTCAGCGCAAACTTGCAGAAACGTTAAGAGTTTCAACAGGGGCAACCCTTGAGCAGACCAGAGCTGTAGAAGGCTGGATTTCTAAAACTTCTGTAGCTATTGGCGTTACTGATGATGAGCTACGTCCAAGCTTGGCGAGACTAGCGAGAAGTACAAACTCAGTCACCGAAGCTCAAGACCTTCTCAACTTAGCTCTTGATATTTCAGCGGCAACTGGCAAGCCGCTTGAAACTGTCTCAAATGCTTTAGGTAAAGCTTATGACGGCAACGCCGCTTCTCTTGGACGCTTGGGTCTTGGACTTGATGCAAACATCTTAAAGTCAAAAGACACAGATGCGATTATGAACACTCTCAAAAGAACCTTTGGGACTTTTGCAGAAAATGAAGCTGAGACTACAGCTAAGAAATTTGAGCGTATTCAAATTGCAACAGATGAAGCCAAAGAAGCTATTGGCGCTGCGCTGTTACCTATTGTTGAAAAATTAGCTACTTTTATTTTAACTACCTTAGTACCTAACATGAACGCTTTTATAGCTGGTTTAACTGGTACTAAAAATGAAACTGGCAAAGCCACAGAAGGAGCTTACCAATTTGGTGAGATGGTCAAAAAGGTAGCCAAGACGGTCTATGACTTCAAAGAACTTTTAATAATTACAGCTGGCGTAGTAGCTACTGTCTTTGTGGTTAGCAAAATCTCAGCTGCGGTTACAGCTACTATTGCTTTAATTAAAAGCCTTATCATGGCTTACAACGCTTTGAAAGCGTCAGCTATTGTTACTGGTATTGCTACAGCTTTTGCTCTTAATCCTTTGTTAGGTGTTGGTGCAGCGGCTCTTGCAGCTGGTGTATTAGCGGCAGGTAACGCTTTGGCTAATAGTTCTACTTCAAACATTGACTTTGGAGACGGTACTACAGGTAGCTTAAGTCCAATTCAATCTGGTACTTATCTTAGCGGTGGTAAGACCGGCGGAAGCTTTACAGCTGGTGGTGGTCTAACACCAAGCGGCGGTGGCGGCGCCGGCGGCGGTGGCGGTTCACTATTTACGCCACAAGCTGCAACAAGCTTAAAAGACTTGGTAGATAAGCTTACAAACCTTAATGAGAGTATTGGAGAGACGGTCTTTCAGGTTGAAACCGGCGGCATAAGTAAGAAAGCCGGAGCAGCTAAACTAGCTGAATATCAAGCTCAAATAGCTGTCTTAGAGCGTCAAGCTCAGTCAGTAGGAGCTATTGAGTCTACTAGCTCATTTAATGTTGGTTCTTTCCGTAGAGGTGAAGCCGCAACTCTTACTGTTAACTTTAACGGCATTGTAGGAGATGGTGAGTCAGTAGTACGCAGCCTTGCGGATGCTGCAACAGACTCAGCCGCTCGCGGTGGAGCTGGGACTATCTTTAATTTTAGTAAGGATAGATAGTGTCAGCGTGGACGCCTGAGTGGAAGATAACCTTAAACGGTGGTATTGACTACACAAGTTTAACTTTAACCAACCTGACCATTACATCAGGTAGAACTGACATTTATTCACAGCCTTACGCTGGTTACTGCTCAGTAACAATAATTAACACAGACGGCAGCTCCATACCACTAGACATAAATGACGATGTGCTTATTCAAGTCAAAGACAGCTCTGGAAGCTTTGTAAACCTATTTGGCGGCACTATCACAGATTTAGACATAAGCGTTGACAAAGCCGGCGCAAACGGCATTGTAGAGGTTATTAACCTTAAAGCTTTGGGAGCTCTAGCTAAGCTGACCAAAGTTCTTACAGATGGTGTGCTTTCAAAGGATTTTGATGGAGACCAGATTTACTCAGTTCTTGCGCCTTTGCTTTTTGACACATGGAGTGAAGTACCAGCTGCTCTTACTTGGTCTAGCTATTCAGCTACAACCACTTGGGCTAATGCTGGTAATTCTGGTATTGGTGAGATTGACCAGCCGGGAGACTATGAGCTTGCAGCTCGCACAGCTGAGCCTACTACTGTTTATGACCTTGTAGCAGATTTGGCTAGGTCTGGACTTGGCTACATTTATGAAAACGCTTCTGGTCAAATCTGCTATGCAGACTCAACCCATAGAAGTCAATACCTAGCAGCTAATGGCTATGTTGAGCTAGACGGTAATCACGCTATTGGCTCAGGGCTTAAGATAGCTAAGCGTTCTGGAGACGTGCGCAACTCAATTAAGATTACCTATAAAAACAATCAAGTAGTCTCAGCTACAGACCCAGCTTCTATAGCTATCTATGGTGAGCTAGGTCAAAACATTTCCACCAGCCTAGAAACTGTAACTGATGCAAATACTCAAGCTGCCTTCTATTTGGCTCTACGCGCTTATCCGCAATTTATGTTTAGGTCTATTACGTTTCCGCTAGCTTCTAGCGAGATTGACAATAATGATAGGGACGCTTTACTTAATGTCTTTATGGGCTTGCCTTTGGATATTGAAAACCTACCTTCAAATATGCTTCCGGCTGGTTTCCAAGGCTTTGTAGAAGGTTGGACTTTTTCAGCTTCTAAAGGCGCTCTAAGCATTACTCTTAATCTTTCACCTACAGCTTATAGCCTACAAGCTTTCAAGTGGATGGACGTACCAATTACCGAACAATGGCAGACAATTAGTCCTACTTTGGACTGGTTAAACGCTATACTAGTTTCTTGATAAGGAGCACATAATGGCTAATCCAACTACCAACTACTCTTTTGCCATGCCTACAAATTCTGATTTAGTCAAGGATTTGCCGGCAGACTTTGAGGTCTTTGGTCAAGCTGTAGACACTCAAATGAAAACCAACGCTGACTTGGTTATCCCTAAAACAATCGTAGATGCAAAAGGCGATTTAATTGCTGCAACGGCAGCCGATACAGTTTCACGCTTAGCAGTTGGAACAAATGACCATGTATTAACTGCAGACTCTACTGCCTCAACAGGCATGAAATGGGCTGCAATTCCCGCTGGCGGCGGAATCACGTTACTTTCAACAACTACTTTATCCGGTGCAACAGTTAACTTATCTTCAATAAATCAAACTTATCAAAATTTGATTTTGGTTTGCTATGGCATGACTAACGCAACGGGAAATGGAAATTTTGCCGTTGACCCAAATGGCACAAATAATCTTGGTATGTACACTGGTGGACGTGCTTTTACTGGTTCAGGAGGTACTTATGATAGAGGTCAACAAGCAGCACCAGTTGATTCCCAATTTACTCTTAATAGAACAGATTCAAAAAATGTTAATTTTTTGGTTATAAATAATTATTCACAAGCAACTTTTCAAAAGCCATTTCAAATGTACGGTTATGGAAAAAGCCCTACAAGTCAAGATGGTGAATGGTTTATTACAGGAATTATAGATACAACATCTGCAATTACTTCGTTAAGTTTAAGAAATTCAGGTGGAAACCTTTCTACTGGCACAGCCCTACTGTACGGAGTCAAATAATGCCAAAATCATCAAAACCGATTATTCGAATTCATAACATTGAAACCGGTGAAGTAATTGACCGCGAAATGAATGATGCGGAATTTGCTGCATGGGAATCAAACAAAGTAACACAAGCCGCTTATGAAGCCGCAAAAGCTGAACAGGCTGCTGAAAAGGCTGCCTTATTGGCTCGACTTGGTTTGACCGAAGAAGAACTAAAAACTATTCTCGGATAATGAAGCCGAAACTTTCAAAGTCACTAATAGCGTTAAGAGAAGCCATTGACGATAGCTTCCCTAGTCGTTCTAGAGTTTCAGATGGGACGCTCGGTGACGCTAAGCACCAGAAGCGCGGTTCTAAGTCTGACCACAATCCAGATGCTCAAGGCTGGGTACGTGCCTTTGACTGTACAGCTAGACTTGATGACAATCCAGAAACCATGTCCGACTTGGTTAATCAGCTACGTCAAGTGGCAAAGCGAGACGGACGATTGGCTTACATAATTTACCAAGGCAAAATCTGTTCTCCCATCCTTAATTGGAAATGGAGAAATTACAAAGGAGCATCACCGCATAACCACCATGCACATTTTTCTTTCAAGAAAAGCGCTGACATGGATACGCGGTCTTTTCATATCGTCCCACTACTAGGAGCTAACTAAATGAACATGAAAAACCCTATCTTCCTTACAGCTGGTGCTTTCCTTTCAGCTTGGGCTGCAAGTAATTTTGAAGTTGATTACCGCGCTATTTTGTGGGCGGTCTTAGCTGGCGTCTTTGGGTATGCCACACCTAAAAAGTAATGAGTCCCCAAGACTGGGCGGCTGTTGTAGCTGTTGCGCTGACCGTTATTGGTTCATTTATTGGCTCAGTTCGCTGGTTAGTAAAGCATTTTTTGTACGAACTAAAACCAAATAGCGGCTCAAGCTTGCGTGACGAAATTTCAGAGCTGCGCGGCGTGGTGAACACAATTCTCAGGCTTTTGGAGAAACAATAGTTTCTGACAAAGGGAGCGCGGCATGACTACACTTGCAGCAATTCAAGGTGATGGCTGGGCTGTTATAGGCTCAGACAGCCTTTCTACTGATGATGCTGGCAGACCCATACAAATGGCTACGCCAAAAATTGTACAAAACGGAGCTTACCTAATCGCCGGGGCTGGTTCAGTCCGGGGTTGTAATATCTTGCAATACGGCTGGACGCCACCAAAGCCGCGTGGTGATTTAGACAAATTCATGACTAAGACTTTTATACCAGCTATGCGCAAAGCTTTTTTAGAAGCTGGTTATGACATGAAACAGGATAGCTCAGAAGCTCTCCATGACTCTGAGTTTCTTGTAATTGTTCATGGCATTATCTATCCCATATTTGAAGATTACAGCTGGGAGCGCTCAACAGAACCTTTTTATGTTTCAGGCTCAGGCGGTGGCTTTGCGCTTGGAGCTCTGAAAGCTTTAGAGCTTGATATACAAAGTGAGTGGGAAGCTAGACAAGCTATTGAGAAGTCAATTCAAATTGCCATCAGCTGCGACACAGCTAGCGGTGGCTCTATCTATTTGGCAAGCCAAAGGGGATATAAGTGAAACAAAGATTTCTTTGCGTGAGTGACCTTCAAGTCCCTTACCACTCAGAGGCAGCTGTCAAGTCGCTCATGGCTTTAGTTAAGCGTGAGAAATTTGACCGCGTGTTGGTGGTTGGTGACGAGCTAGATTTTCAGTCTCAGAGCAAGTACGCGAAAGGGACTCACCTTGAGTATGAAGGTCAGTTAGATAGAGACCGTAAGACCTGCCAAAACATCCTTTGGGAGCTTG